CGGACGATCCAAGGTATCAAAAGATCCAACGGTCGATCGAAAAATTCGGAATGGTTCAGCCGATCGTATGGAACGCAAGAACAAACCGCGTGGTCGGAGGTCATCAAAGGTTAAACGTTCTTAGGAACATGGGAGTGGAGGAAACGACTGTTTCGGTCGTGGATCTCGACGAGGATCAGGAGAAGGCGTTGAATCTGGCCTTGAACAAGACGGGCGGCGATTGGGATAATACCAAACTGGCCGACGTGCTTCAGGATCTGGATGAAGCGGGATTCCTTGAGCTTTCCGGATTCGATCCGGTGGAGCTTGATGACCTGATAACGGATCTGGATGACGTTGTGATCATGAACACGCCGCCGCTGATCGTGGAGAAGGGGACGACCATAAGATTCGATCCGCCGGAGGAAGAACCTGAAGAAGATGATCAGGAAGATCCGGAGGAAGAAATGCCAGCGCAAGCCGAGAAGGAGCCAGAGACACCGCGGGAAATGACGGTGGACTTTAAAATCCCGGTGACAGTACCACAGCGGGAAATCATTCTGGAAGCAATCAAGCGGGTTAAGGTCGATTATGCCGACGAGATCCGGAAAGGCGGAGAACTGACCACACAGGCGGCTATTACATACATCTGTCAGTTATACGTCGAAGGGAAGATCCAAAAGGAGTAGGGAGGGGATCGAATGGCATCAGGTGCTATATTGGGGGATTGCCCTATATGTGGATGGATCGTATTCGAAGACGAATGCGCTAATGATGGCGGAATACGTCACAAGAAGTGCAGACCAAGGAAGTCATCGAACCATTGCTTCATGAGGATCAACGAACGCCTGTCATGGGCGCTCGGGGAACTGGAAGCCGGAAACATCGAAGAAGCCAAGGAACGAATCAAAGAAGCACTAACCTATATACCAAGGAGAGATGACGAATGATCACAAATTGGATACCAGTAGACATTAACAACCCGAACCCTGACGGAACGCTGAAGCTGAATGAAAAGTACCTTCTGACCAATGGACTTATCGTGACGATCGGATACTATTCCAAAACATACCGACAAGGGGAACGGTGGGTCGTGCCTGATGCTTCATTCCCTTTTGAGACAGTGACGCATTATGCCACTATGACGAATCCGGCCGGGGAGGAATACAAGGGATGAACCAAGTAAAAGGATTCCTGATCGAAGATCTCGACGGGTGTGAGTTCGTGAAAGATGCTACTGCCGGACATGTTCTGATATCGTTTCACCGCAACTTTGACGGATACGAAACCGGGAAGATCTGTGTCGTGTACTCCGATGGTTCGCACAAGGCGATAGAACCGGAAGAAGCACAAATCAATATTGAAACCGGGAAATGGACCGTGTATAGACCAAGCGAGGTAGTGGAGATGGGACGGCCGACATGGGAAGACGGTTATTGCGATCACCCGTGGAGAAGATTCAACGGGGAAGAAGTCGAACTGCTTGGGAATAAGTTCATCTTTTCCGACGTAACGCTTGATGGATCGATACTGCTTGAGCTTCCGCCTGTTTACGAAGAACGCATGGCGGCGGTGGAGAAGGGGCGCAAGGAATGAGGGACGCAAGCGGAAGGGTAATCGACGGACTGACGCCAAGGTTCATTCATGAGGAAACGCGGCTCGAAGAAATCAGGGCGGCGATCGAAAGATATATGGCCCACCTTGCGCCGATCCCGAATGATTGGATCGAAGAATACAACGAACTTGCCAAGAAGCGGTCAAATGTTATGTGGGGTCCAAAGTAAAAGGGGGAGTATGGGGTGACCATGACAAAGGTTTACGTCAACGCAGATAACTTCGACCGGGTGCAAAAAGGGGAAGTGGCCGTGGGATCAATCATCAAAGTTGCTGATTCCACAAAAACGGTAATGGTGGCGGAAAACATGGTTCATAGTCTGCTGTGGCCCGACGTGCTGATCAGAGCGAAGGCGGCGGAACAATGAACGGGGGTTATTACCGGAAAAAGCCCGTAATGATCCGGGCTATACAATGGCATGAAAAACGGATGCTGATGCACGATGTCCTAAAGTTCTTCGGGGGATTGGAGAAGATGAATGGCCGGAGCATCTTGCGACGTGGCGGGGTGCTATACGTCCACACGCTGGAAGGCGAAATGAGAGTGGATGACGGGGATTGGATCATCCAAGGGGTCAAAGGTGAGATATACCCATGCAAGCCGGATATTTTCGCCGAAACATACGATAAGGTATGAAGGGGAGGGCTAACGCCTTCCCTATTTTTGAATGGAGGATGAAAAGATGATACCGAAGACCGTGAAGATAGGGCCATATGAATACACCGTGGAGATCGTACCGCTACTGGACGCGCCGCCGCATATCGTGGGACAGCATGATCCATTAGCCCAAGTGATCCGGCTGAAGGAAGGCCCGAATGAAGGATACCTGAGATCGATCTTTTGTCATGAGATCGTCCATGCTTTGCTAGAAGTAGCGGGAATGGGTAATGACGAACGCAATGAGGAAATCGCAACGCGGTTAGAATCGCCGCTGTATCAATTCCTACTGGACAACACCAATTATTTTAGTGAATGATGGGTGTATAACAAGAGGTCATAAAAGCAAGGGGTGTAAAATCGATGGCAACTAAAGAACAAGCACACATGGCGGAAGCCTTTGAATACTATTACTCGCTGGGACAGGATAGGGGCTATCGGAAGGTAGCACAACAATTCAATGTGAGTTTGACAACCGTATCCAAGTGGGCAAAAGCATTTAACTGGCAAAGCCGATTGGAAGAACGTGATCACAAGGTAGCGAAGGAATTGGAACGGAAGACGACGACAACGATCGTCAACCAAAAGGCCAACTACCGGAAGATCCTACACACCATGATCGGAAACATGGTCAAAGAAATGCAGTTAGTTGACGAGAAGGGGAAACCGTGCGGAGTCTTTCCGAAAATCGAAACCATGGCGGATCTTGAGAAGGTTGTGAAGCTGGATCTCCTGCTGATGGGTGAGTCCACAGATAAGATCGAGACTGCCGAAACACCGCAACGGCCAGTGGTCGAACAAGCTATAGATGACTGGTTAAGGAGTGATCCGAATGCTCGAACTACAATCCGAGATTTATACAGAAGCCGCATATCTAGCGGAAGCTGAACGGGCATTAGCACGGAATGACTATGCCTTCTATGTGGAATGGGTCCACAACGGAGCATACAAGCATGGTCGGCATACTGAGGACATCATATGCAAGGAGCTTGAAAAGGTCGAGCGGGGCGAACTGGACAGGCTGATCATTACCCTTCCACCGCGGCATTCCAAGTCCATGACCGTAACCGAAACCTTCCCAAGTTGGTTCATCGGCCGGAAGCCTTCCCGCCGGGTCATAGCGACGGCATACAGCGGCAATCTTGCCAAGAAGTTCGGCCGTCTGAACAAACAGAAGCTTCGGCAGTACGGCGAAGAACTATTCGAAGTGTCCCTTCTGACGGATAACAAATCAAATACAAACTGGGGCGTTCTTGGACACCGCGGCGGCATGATCTCCGCGGGTATCGGCGGGGCGATCACAGGTGAAGGCGCGGATCTGATGATCATCGACGACCCGTTCAAGAACCGGAAGCAAGCCGACTCCATTGTTTACCGTGATATGGTATGGGACGAATGGCAGAACACCTTGCGGACCCGCTTGCATCCGGGCGGCGCTGTGATCGTCATCATGACCCGCTGGCACGAAGACGATCTGGTAGGTCGTTTGCTGGCAGATCCGGAGGAAGGCGACAAATGGAAGATCGTGAACCTTCCGTGTGAATGTGAGGACGAGAATGACCCGCTCGGGCGGAAGATCGGGGAACCGCTGTGGCCGGAACATGGCTATGACAAAGCATGGATGGAGCAGACGAAGACGGATGTCGGAACCCGGACATGGGCTTCCCTTTATCAACAAAGACCGTCGCCGAAGGAAGGCGTCACCTTCAAACGGGATTGGTGGCAGTTTTACAAGGTACTGCCGGAGTTCATCGAAGAAACGGCGCAATCATGGGACTGTGCTTTCAAGGGCATCCCCGAGGAAACGGATTACGTTGTCGGTCTGGTCGGCGCACGGAAGGCCGGGAACTATTACATCATCGACCGCTTCAGGGATCAGGTCGGCATCAAGGGCACGATCCAAGCGATCAGGAGCATGACAGGCAAACATCCGACGGCTTATTCGAAATGGGTCGAGGAAAAAGCGAACGGCGCGGCTGTGATCGAGCTATTGCGGGACGAGATCCCCGGCATGATCCCTGTGCCGAACAGTGACGGCAAGGAAGCACGGGCGAACGCGGTTCAGCCGTTCGTCGAATCCGGGAACGTTTATCTTCCCGATCCGTCGATTGCCCCATGGGTACACGACTTCATAGAGGAACTTGCACAATTCCCATCAGGCAAGCATGACGACCAAGTCGACGCATTTACGCAGTTGATTATCATGCTGAGAAGCAAAACGATCGACCCGAGCGCAATGAACTTGCTGAGAAAAGCAAAGGTTTATTGATCGGGATCTATGCTATTATCTGAATGGGGGACATTGACAATGTTTAAGACGATGATTTTGGGCACGGGAATTAGGCTTGCTTCGGCTTTCAAGGGCTTATCTGGTATGTTGACTAGGGATAAGGCAGAAAAGGCCGTCTATGCCCCTTCAAATCGTTCTGGTGAGGTGGTGGTTAAAATCGATCCGGTGAGATCCCGGAAATTAGCGCATAGCAAGAACCGGACCCAGATGAAAAACTGGCACAAATGGAAAAGAGGGTGATCACATGGCAAAGAAAGGGCGTCGAGGGTTCACCCAGCGGGTTAAAACGATAGCCGGGGAGATGTCCAAGCTTCGATGGGGTATCTTCAACCCGCTCGGATGGAAGATGATCGGCGGACGGATCGGAGCGGGGTACAGGCTCGACACAAGCCGGGTGGATGTGGATCTGGCCCGATCCCTTTACAACAACACGAACGACATGTACAAGCTCGGGGCGGGATTCGCAAAGCCGATCGTAAACACGACCGTGGGCTTCATGGGTCTGCCGAACTTCGTCATGGAAGACGAGAAGGCCCAAGAGATCATGGATGCGTTCATGGCCGAAAACCAATCCAAGAACATTCAGGCATTGCGGAACGCTATCCGTGAAGGTGACGCTTACGTTTGGCTGACACGGGAAGACGAATACGACAAGATGCTGTATCCAGAAAGCCCGTCACGCATCAAGTTTAACCTGATCATGGCGGAAGAAGTGTCCGAGATCCGGCGTGACCCGCTGACGAATGAAATTACCGCTTATGTCCTGAAGTCTGAACGCAAGTGGACGGATGAAAACGGATCTTCCCGTTCTTCGACCATTACGCAGACGATCACGGCGACCGAACGCATCATCGAAGTGGAAGGCGACCCGCTCCCGGAAATCGGGACAGGGACCACGCTTTCAAATCCTTGGGGCTTCATCCCGATCCTGCACTTCCGGAACGAAGCGGAGGAATTTGCACAGTTCGGCCGCTCGGATCTTGAGGTCGTGGAGCCATTCATGAAGGCATATCATGACGTTATGTTCCACGCTATCAAAGGTTCACAAATGCACTCCACGCCGCGGCTGAAGCTGAAGGTCCGGGACGTGGCCGGATTCCTTCGCAACAACTTCGGGGTTGAAGATCCAGCGAAGTGGGCGCGGGAAGGCGGGACGATCGATCTGAACGGTCATGAGATCCTTTTCTTCCAAGATGATGAGGATGCAAGCTTCGTCGAAGCCCGCTCCACGATCGGAGATGCAACGACCCTGCTAGAATTTATCTTTTATTGTATCGTTGACGCTTCAGAAATGCCGGAATTTGTGTTCGGTGTGCATACTCCATCCAGCTTGGCTTCGGTTAAGGAGCAGATGCCTATCCTTATCCGCCGGATCACCCGGAAGCGGGCATCCTTCGACCTGACGTTCAAGCGTATGGCCCGGATCGTGCTTGCCATGAGCAAAGCGGCAGATCCGACCCTGAATATCCAATCGTTCAAAGGCGAATTGGAATGGGACGACATCGATCCACGAGATGGCAAGGACACAGCGCAGGAGATCAAGAACATTGCGGAAGCTTTGAAGATTGCGATCGAATCCGGATTCACTTCAGAAGAAGCGGCCGTGGACTTCTTCGCCGAATACATTACAACCATGAACTATTGGGACGACCCGGAAGCGCCAACGGACCAAAGGGAAAAGGCACGGATCATGAGAACACGGCTTAATCGTCAACGGCTGGAAGACGGACAAGCTTTAGATGAACAGCGGGCGCAGATCGAAAGGGATCTGGAAGAAGCGGCAAGACAGCAACAAACGGGGTAATAAAGATCAGGTGAACTATGAAAGGAGCGGGTGATCATGCCAAACTTTCCAACAGCCCAGCAATTCATAAAGGAACTGAAACTGCATAGCGGGGCGTATTCGGAATATGCGCTGAAAGCCCGCTTAAAATACATCGACATCCGTTCCCGGCAGGATCGGGAGATCCGCGCGTTTTATATCAAGCTGGCCGACATTCTTTCCCTTCAGATCCGGAAATCGTCACCGGAAAACGCATCGGAGCGGGTCCGTGTGGCCCAGATGATCGAAATCGAAAAGGCGCTTCGGGAGTTCGGCGAACGCCTTCAGGTGGGATTGACGGAGATGATGCGGGGATACATAGAAGCCGGATCAGCGGCAGGGGTGGAATACTCCCGGAACGTTGCCTTTTCATACCTGAGTAAGACCGGAATCACCCGTGATCAGATCGATAAGGTCATGACCCGTGTGAACCGTCAAGCTGTGGATGCTATCTACGCCAGAACTTACAACGATGGTTTGATGTTGTCGGAACGTATCTGGAACACGGCGAACGGCTCACGGGATGCGATCAGGGATATCATTACGGCCGGGGTTGCATCTGGACAGGACGCAGTAAAAGTCGCTAAGATGATCCAAAGATACGTACGTACCGACGCCAACACATTAGCGGAGGAATACCCCGGAATGATGGATCGTATGGAAGGCCGCATTCCCGGAAAACTCTCTTACGAGGCTATGCGCTTGGCACGGACGGAAATGACGGCGGCTTACGGTGAGGGAACCATACTTTCTTCCCGCGCCACTCCATCTTATCAGGGGATGAAGTGGCAACTTTCGTCATCACATCCGAAGTACGATATTTGTGATCAACTGGCAG